CGGGGGCGGAGGCGGCGCTGGTTGGGCCGGGCCGGGCGAATGCCGGGCTGGCAGGGATCGTGGCGCGGCTCGTTGCGGCCCGGGCTTACTCGGGCTTAGCCGGGAACATATCATGAATACGTTTCTGACGGTGGTTGGGGGCGACCTGTTCCGGCTGGCTCTGACGACGTTGGGGGATGCGACCCAGTGGAGCCGGATCGCGGCGGCCAATGGGCTGTCGGATCCGGTGCTGACTGGGTTGCAAGTGCTGATTATTCCAGCACGGGACAAGTCGGCGGGTGGGGGGTTGCGGCGTGATTAGGTCGCCGCGGCTGGAGGTGCTGGTGGATGGGGTGGTGCTGGGCGGGGTGTTGGCAGTGGACTTGTTTCTGACGTCCTTGCTGTCGGCGGACCGGTTCCGGGTTCAAGTGGCCGGGGTTGTGGATGTGGCGGGGCTGCGGCGGCCGGGGGCGCGGGTCGAGGTTTCGGCGGCGCTGGAGGGAGAGGCATTTGTCCCCTTAGTAACGGGGCAGGTGGACAGTCTGGCTTGGGATGCAGCGAACCGCGTGCTGGATTTGGAAGGGCGAGATTTATCGGCGGTGCTGATGGAGACGCAGGCGGGGGAGACTTTTGCCAATCAGACAGCGAGCGAGATCGTGGCGGCGGTCGCGGCGCGGAATGGGTTAGCGGCGGATGTGACGGACACGGCGACGCCTGTGGGCCGGTATTACCAGGGTCAGCATGACCGGATGACTTTGGGGCAGTTCGCGCGGGCGCAGACGGAGTGGGATCTGCTGGCGTGGCTGGCGGGTCAGGAAGGGTTCGAGCTGGGGATGGTTGGGGAGCGGCTGTCGTTCGGGCCGCGAGATGACGCGACTATTGACCTGGCGGCGGCGGATTGCGTGTCGGTTGTCTTGCAGCAGCAGGTTGGGTTGTGCCGGCCGTTGCGGGTGACGGTGCGGAGCTGGGGCACACGGACGGGAAAAGGGGTGGAGGCGAAGGCGGAGGCGGCGGGGAACGGGCCGGTGTGGGCGCAGTCGATCGTGCGGCCGAACCTTACGGCGGACGAGGCGGAGCGGCTGGCGACCCGGACGGTGGGCGATTTGCAGCGCCATGCGTGGACGGGGCAGGTTTCGATGCCGGGGGAGCTGGAATTGACGGCTCGGAGCCGGGTCGTGCTGACCGGGGCGGGCGAGGCCTGGGACCGGGCGTTCGACGTAGTTGGGATCGACCGGCACATCGATGTGCGGCGGGGTTTTACGCAGCATTTGGAGCTGCAGACGTCGCAAGGCGGGGGAGGTGTCCGTGGAGCGGCTGCTTAACGCATTCAAGGCTCATGCGGCGGCGCAGGACGCTTCGGCCGGGCAGCCGCGGTTTGGGTCGGTGACGTCGGTCGACCCGGCGGCGGGGACGGCGCGGGTTCGGTTGCAGCCGGATGGCGTGCTGACAGGGTGGTTGCCGTTGCTGAGTCCCTGGGTGGGGGCCGGGTGGGGCATGAGCTGTCCGCCGGCGCCAGGGGATCAGGTGCTGGTTGTGCCGCAAGAGGGTGATGCGGAGCATGGGGCGGTGGTGGCGCGGGCTTGGTCGGTTGAGGCCGGTGCGCCAGCGACCCCGGTGGGGGAACTTTGGCTGACGCATAAAAGCGGAAGCTTTATCCGGTTATTGAATGACGGAACGGTTTCGGTGCGGGGCGATCTGCACGTGGATGGTGAGGTATTCGACCGGCATGGGTCGTTGGACCGGTTGCGGCAGCATTACGACCAGCACCGGCATGCCGACCCCCAAGGTGGGGTGACTGCGCCGCCACAACCGCAGGACTGACAGTTAGCAGGGGGCGGAATGGATATTCATCACAGTTGGGCGGGTGATTTGGCTGCTTCGCCGACGGGTGATTTGGCGACGGTGGATGGGGGTGCGCTAGGGACGGAGCGGGTTCTGCGACGATTGCTGACGAACCCGGGCGAGTATTTGTGGCAACCGGAGTACGGGGCGGGGCTGGCGCGCTTTGTCGGGGAGCCCACGGACGCGGCAGCGATTGCGGCGGTGATCCGGCTGCAGATGCGTCGGGAGCCTGCGGTGGCACGGGATCCGGAGCCGTTTGTTGAGGTGCTGGACGGGGTGCCGGGGACGCTTTCGGTTCTGGTCCGGTATGCGGACGCGCAGACGTCTCAGGCGCGGGTTCTTTCAATTATTTTGCCGGGGTGAATCATGGCGCTGCAGTTGCAGGATTTTGGGTCGCTGGTGAAGCTGCAGGCGGCTGCGGCGGCTGCGGCGCGGCAGTTGATCGATGTGAGTGTTGGCAGCGTATTGCGGGCGGTGCTGGAGGCGAATGCCAGCATTGGACTGTGGCTGCAGTGGTTGATCGTGGAGGTGCTGGCGACGACCCGGGCCGCCACCAGCGTTGGGGCCGACCTGGATAGCTGGGTGGGTGATTTCGGCATGGCGCGGTTGCCGGGGGTACCCGCGCGGGGGCTGGTGACGCTCAGCCGCTTGACGCCCGGTTTGCCGGCTGAGGTACCGGTTGGGAGCGTGGTGCGGGCGGGCTTAGGGCTGGGCGGCTTGGCCGGGCAAAGTTTCCTGGTCATTGCGGATGCGAGCAACCCGGCGTGGGACGGCAGCGGCTTTGCGATCGCGGCGGCCGCGTCGTCTATCGATGTGCCGGTGGTCGCGCAGGCCGTGGGCCAAGCTGGGAATGTGCGTCCGGGCGAGATTGGGCTGCTCGGGACAGCGCTGGCTGGGGTGGATTCCGTGAGCAATGCCGTGCCGTTGACCGGCGGGCTCGATGCCGAGGCGGATGCAGCGCTGCGATTAAGGTTCGGAGGGTTTATCGACAGCCGGACGCGGGCAACGTCGCAGGCGGTGGGCTTCGCGCTCGCGGGGCTGGCGCAAGGGCTGAGCTACTCGATTGCGGAGCGGGTGGATACGGCGGGCATGGAGCGGGCCGGGCATTTTACGGTGACGCTGGATGACGGGACTGGGACTGCGCCGCAGGTGCTGCTGGACCGGGCGGCGTTGGCGATCGACGCGGTGCGGCCGATCGGGGGAACATTTAGTGTACGGGGGCCGAGTTTGGTGCGTGCGAATGTAACAATGCGTATTGCCGGGCCGGCGCAAGCGGTCGCTTCGGCAAAGGCGGCTGTTGGTTTGTACATTGCGACGCTGCCGATCGGGGCGCGGCTGGTGCTGTCGAAGCTGACGCAGGTTGCGCATGACTCCGATCCGTTGGTGGCGAGTGTTTATGGCCTGAGCGTCAACGCCCAGTTCAACGATCTGGTGGTGCCTCCGTTTGGGCTTGTGCGGGCTGGCGTGCTGGACATCACGGGATGAGCGGGCCGGATTTTGTGGCGCGGTTGCGGCTGGCGTTGCCGGTGCGGTGGTTTGCGGATGACGCGCCGGTGCTTGGTGGCGTGCTGAGCGGGCTGGGGGCTGGCTGGTCGGCGCTGTTTGGTTTGTTGGATGCGGTGCGCCTGCTGTCGCGGTTGCGGAGCGTGACGGGTTTGTACCTCGATTTGGCGGGGACGGATTATTTTGGTGCGCGGCTGCTGCGGCGGGTGGGTGAGGGGGATGACCCTTACCGGTCGCGGATTGTTGCAGCGCTGCGGCGGGGGCGGGCGACACGGGCGGCGGTGATCGAGGGGGCTGCGGCAGCGGGTGGCGCTGTTTTAGTTTTTGAGCCGGCGCAGCCGCGGGACACGGGCGTTTATGGCGGGCCCGGGCTCGGTTGGGGTGTGGCGGGCGGTTGGGGGTCGCTTGCGATGCCGTTTGAGGCGCTCGTTACGGTTGTTACGGATGCGGGTGTGGCGGATGTGCGGGCGGCGCTGGCGGAGGCGCTGCCGGCTGGTGGCGCGGCCTGGGTCCGCGGTTGATTTTTAAATTGGAGGGCTGAGGCATGGATCGACAGATTGTCTATCCGGGATCGATCCCGCTCGACACGGATTTCCTGCAGGTTCAGCGGCAGGCGATGGTGGCGCTCGGTGTTTTGTCTCGGGCGGTGCTGGGGACGGATCCGGTTCTGGATGGTCTTGCGTGCGAGCCGAGCGGCGGTCTTTCGGTGGTGGTAGGGCCGGGCAGCATGACGGCCTTGGCCGTTGTGGATGCGGCACCGTTCGGGTCGTTGGGGACCGACTTGCGTGCACTTTGCAAGACCGGTCAGAACTTGGACAACACTGTGCTGACGGTATCTGTGCCGGGTGTTGGGACACAGGTTTGGCTGGTCGAGTGTGCGCTGGCCGAATTGGATGGGGTGCCGGTCGCGCTGCCCTATTTCAACGCAGCCGCCCCTGCTGTGGCTTGGAGTGGCCCGGGGAATAACGGGGCGGCGCAGAACACGCAGCGGACGGTGCCGGTGGTGTTGCGGATGCGGGCGGGTACGCCGGCCACAGATGGGACGCAGCAGCCGCCGGCCCGGGTGAGTGGGTGGGTGGCGCTGTATACGGTGACGGTCGTGGCTGGCCAGGGTTTGCTGCGGGCACAGGACATCGTCGTGCTGCCCGACGCGCCGTTCCTGCAATACCGGCTGCCGCAGTTGACGCCAGGTTTTAGCCGGCAGGTGATCCTAACCCGAACGACGCTGTGGCCGGTGCCGGCCGGGGTCCGGCTGGTGCGGGTTAGGCTTGCGGGCGGTGGCGGCGGCGGCGGCGGCGGGGACGAGACTGGTGCGGTGTCGTATGGCGGTGGCGGTGGTGGTGCGGGCGGATATGCGGAGGGCGTGGTGCGGACGACGCCCGGTGCGGCGGTGCCGGTCACGATCGGTTCGGGTGGTTCGGGCTCGGGGCCTTTGGTTACGGGTGGGGCTGGCGGGACGACGGGGTTCGGACCGTTTGGCGTGAGCGCAGAAATCCGTGCGACGGGCGGTGCTGGGGGCGGGTCGAACAACCCGGATAGCCGGGGCGGCCAGGGCGGGGCCGGTGTGGCTGGTTCTTTGCTGTTTGCGGGCGGGTATGGCGGCGACGGCGCGCGGCTGATTGCGGTGCCGGGCGGCAATGGCGGCGCTTCGGCATGGGGTGGTGGCGGCCGAGGGGCCTATTTGGGTGGCGGTCCGGCGGTTGGGCAATCACCGGGTTCGGGCGGGGGTGGCGCGTATGGGCCAAGCTGCGCGGGCGGTGTGGGCGCGGCTGGGATTGTCGTGATCGATTTTTAAGGAGTTTGGCGATGGCGACGACGGCTCAGCATGTATGGCGGCCCAGTGCGGCCCGGGTGCTAGTTTTGGATGGGTTTGTGCCGGTGCCGCGGGGGACGTTGCCGCGACCTGGCACACTGCCGGCCTGGCCTGCGAAGGATCCCGCGGATGTGCTCGATTATCAGTTCGATATTGCTCCGGCGCTGACGGGTAACGACGGCGATGCGGTGGCGACGCTGGACGTTTCGGTGTCGCCGGCGGCACCGGGCGATTTGCGGCTGGTTTCGGCGGCGGCGGATGGGGCACGGGCTGTGCTTTGGCTGGGTGGTGGGCAGGGTGGGACGACTTACACCGTCACGCTCACGATCGGGACGCAGGCGGGGCGGACGCTGTCACGATCGGTGTTGTTACCGGTCCAGTTACTGTCTGTAG